ACGAAGGAGATGTCAGAACTCAACGCAACTAGAATTGCAATTGAAGCAGAAGTCGGCCCAATCAAGTATATCGCAGAACTTATCTACGGAGAAAGCTCGACAGGAGTACTTGAAGATGCAGTCAGAGGAGTCATCCTCATCATAGTATTTGTCTTTGACCCACTTGCAGTTCTTTTGTTGGTTGCGGCCAATCAGTCACTTGTGCAAGAGAATAGAAGACGTAAACAACGCAACAGTGCAAGACGTTCACGACAGAGAAGAAAACAGGAAACTGCATGGGAAAAGAAGGTCAAGGAAACCAAAGAACAGGGTGTATTGACCAAGGTAACCAGAACCGCTGACAACGGTACAAAGATGGAGTTTTACGAATGAGAACGAATATTAGAGAGTATATAAACCATTTAAAAGAGTTACACCATGAACTGAATAAGGACAAACATCCAACTAAAGAGATGAAGGTTCAGAAACTAAAACTCAAGGACGAGATATTCAAACTTGAACAACAATTCGCAGAGGAATATTGGAGTACATGAATTACATATTTAAGATATGGCAATACGCACTAGGTAGTTATAGTGACGAAAAGACTGAACCATATGACATAGGTATGTTACTTATTAGAACGGCATGGGTTGCACTACACATTATAACGTGTCTGTTCATCATTGTAGGAAACGGAAGGGTATTAGAATTATGGTAAAAGACAATAGGACGTTTTATAGTAAACACATGGGTGTAGACGAATACGCAGATAGAACCGCCTGTATTTTCAAGAACGAACATGGCCATTGGGAAGTAGATTTCTGGCAGGCAGATAAACTAATAGAAACAGTTGTCATGAAAACAGAACATGGTGATGAGGTAGTATTTCATAATGAGACATACGCTGATTCCGCCGCAGAGAATTATGTATTAGGGTATCATAGATAGACTACTATATAATAATGTAATCAGACTGTCGAAAGACGAATTGATTACCCAAATGTTTAACAACGAAAAGGAGAAATATGATGTCAAACATTAAGACGATTCTAGGTCGTGACATTGACCTAGTTACAATTCAACAACAAAACCCACAGTCAGAGATTCAACGCAAACTTCCAGACGGAGTAGATTACGTTGGTATCAAATGGCGTGAAATTCCAGAACATCCGACAGACGATAACCTTGGGGTTCGTGCATTAGGTACACCGAATGCATATGATACACTTGGGTTTGACCTCAAGAGAAACGGTTGGGATATCACCGCTGACCTTCCAGTAGAAGACGTAGATGATGGTGAACTCAACGATGGTCGAACCAGAGAAGGTGAGATGCGTAGATTGGGTGAGAAGTGGATGCCTGTTGTGGTCGCTAAGATTGCACCAGAACTAAAACGTGCATCTGCGGTCAAGTTAAACAATCACAGTTACTCTAAGAGAATGACGATGGATGACTGTGTTGTTGCGTTGGTTGAGGATATCGCAGATGGGTATGTATTACCGAACCAAGATTCGATTGAGACGGCTTTGCATACACGATATAACGTATCAGAACTCTTTCACGAAGGTGGAGGCACATACACCAAGATTGTATTGAAGGTACTCGACAGAGTAAACAATGCGGATGAGGTAGTGCGTAACAAGGAAGGTTCTGGTTGGCAAGATTGGGTCAACGCAAACACGGAGTATTCTGGTATTCATACTATCAACGCTGGAGGCAAGGCCCCACAAAGGTTCTTTGCAGACCATATAGTACCAAAGGGTAGAAAAGGCGAGAAAGTCCAAGTCATTCTATATGCACATGAGACAACAGTAGAGAGATGTAAGGAAGTATTTCGTCTATTCAGAAAGAACACAAACAAACTCTATTCAGATGCATTTCACATGGTCATGAACACAGTGCCAGGCATCAAGATTGACATCCCAGAACAAGGGTATGAGATTGTCGGTATCGTTCCACAAGTACAGAATGACGTACAAAAGGATGCATACGAAAACGGTGAACTCATCTCATGGGATGACTATATGAACCAGTAAAATAAATAAGTGTACAGGGGATAAAACCTCTGTACACATTTCCAAGAGGATAGACATGGACAGATACGACTTATACGCATTCATCATCGCATTAACCCTTGCATTCCTTATAGGGTTTATCATGGGAGAAGGAACACTTGGTATCGCACTGGTAACAGGTCTAACCACATATATCGGTATACGACTATTGGAGTACATATGAATAAGATGTTAATATGTCTATTGGTATCACAGAACATAGTCATCGCTGATACAGGGGAAAGAGATAGAATGTGTGTATATAAGTGTCAAAAGAACGAGAAAGAAACCGTATATACACATCCAGTATATCAATGTCCAAAGAGGTTGTATATAGATGACAAAACAGAGTAAGTATACACAAAGACAATGGGATAGAACAGTAGGATGGGGAACAGTACCAGATGAATATAGTCACGTTTCCACTGACAGTACAGATGGACAAGATAGTAAGACAAGCGAAGAGAGTAGAGAAAAGGTCTATAGAACTGTTAGAGAGATACAAGAAGAATGGACACTTAATGACCCTAGATGGGATGAAAGATGGTATTGCGGAAAGTAATCCCAGAGAAACCCATGATATCCCATGATTCCCCATAAATTAAAAAAAGGTTAAAAAGAATATAGCTGTCTTGTCTTTAAATCCTGCGGCCTATCGGCGAATCGGGCCGAATCACCTGCCAAATAACACACGAAATCCCACGAAATGTTACCAGAACAACCTATGGACAGACTGTCGCACCCCAGAAGCCCTTGATTTATAAGGGCTTTTTCTTTGATTTTTTTTTGGCGAAAGCCCTTGACAACTCCTTGACATTCTGGTATTATCTGTATGTAGAGTGAGAATAAAGACTAAATCTAATAACTAATGAGAGGTATGAATATGGATAGAGTGATATGGACTGACGCTGAAGCTTACATGGGTAGAGGTATTAAAGACCCAGAGAATGACCACGAGTACAACACCACTGAGTTTCACAGTGGCCCTGAGAACAAGAGAGAGTGTCCTTGTGATACTTGTCCTATGTTTGATATGTGCGCCAAGGATGGTACTGAGTGTAGTGCGTTCCGTAATTGGGGTACGAATGGTGACTTCAAGGATGCAGATGTGCAGAGGTTACTAAGGGTTGCTGCCTAATGAGAGGTATACTGTTGTTCGGACTGTTTACCTTTGTGATGTTAATGATGCTGGCCAAGTGTGCTGGTTTATAGAGGAGTTGTTATGAGTACAAAAGAGTTTACTGCACAGGAGATTGCAGACATCAATAAGGATTTCGCTGTAGGTAATGCGATTACCAAGTGGAAGTTTATGCAGACACCAGAGTATGCGAGACTGCCTGATGCGGTGAGGTATACAGTAGAGAAGGAGTGTCTTACGCATTACTTCAACGTATTGACTGATGGTATGCCTGATTGGAAGTTGCCTATCTCTGGTACTATTCCTATTAGAGACTTGAATCCATTCAGAGCCGCCGTGGAGTATTTCACTGGTACGGAACTGTCTGTCATTGAACAGGACGGTACGAACTTCAAGGTGTTCGCCAAGGGGTATTACATGATGGGTGATTAGTACTTGACATTTGGTTGAGAGTGTGGTAGTGTAAGGCTATAGTATGGGTATCCCCTAAAACTGAGTGCCTATTGATAATCTATAAATGCAATAAAGATACGGAGATATATTTGTTAGATAAGTTTCATTTCAAAGTAATCTACCCAGACGGAGAGGTAGAGTATTGGTTTAACACAGTCGCAGAGACAATCGCAGAGTTGTCCAGACTACAGAAGATACATGACAACAAGGTTCAAATCAAAGGGCCACTAACACTATAGGGCCTGTAGTTCAACTGGATAGAATGTCAGTCTACGAAACTGAAGGTTCATGGTTCGAGTCCATGCAGGCCCACCATAAGGAGTTCATATGAATAAGACAGAAGAGATAATGGTCAACACTATGGAAGAGTGTGGCGAACTTGTGCAAGCGTGTTCCAAAGCAATACGCAGAGGAGAAATGTTTCGCAACTCTGATAGTGAGATTACATTCAAAGAAGAAGTAGGTGATGTCTATACAATGATATGTCTACTGGTTGAACATGGTTATATTACATGGGATGAGATATCTCAACGTGAAAAGATTAAACGTGCAAAGTTAAAGAAGTGGTCTAAGTTAGATATCTTGGATGACCCCCACCCCCCAAAATCTGAAGAGAAAGAAAAGAACTTCCCTAGTAATTCTGTTACATGGAGACAATCCACTGATTATAATTATGTGGATGAAAGAGGATATGGTAGAGTTACCTATGTGAAAGAAGACAACACAAATTGGTCTTCAGAACCTATGAGTGAATATGAAGAACGTGAGTGGGAACGTATTGAACAGATTATGGAAAGTCAGAAACGTGGAAAAGAAACTATCTAAGGTAACACCTCTACATGACCTTACATGGTATGTGAAATGGGTGAGTACACTTCTGGTGATTGCAGCCGTTATGTGTCGTTCTCTTGAACTGCATCTATATGATATGATGTTCAGTTTGTTGGGAGTAATCGGATGGACATTCGTAGGCCTGCGCTGGCACGACAGAGCGCTCACTCTTCTTAACACCGTATTAGGTGTACTACTTATCTTAGGTATCGGTAAGTACTTCGTTTCTTAGTGGTAACGCCCCTGTGGTGGAATAGGTAGACACACAAGACTTAAAATCTTGAGACTTTTAGTCGTGCGAGTTCGAGTCTCGCTGGGGGCACCACCGCCGAATCACTTTGCGAATCATCTGTACGATTCGCTGAAAAAACCTCTTCCCTTCCCAAAAAATCCAAAAATCCGACTCGTAAGTCACTGATATTATTGAGAAAATAAATCTGTTTTTTGCCCTTGACTTGTTATGAAAACATTGGTATAGTATATGTATAGTCAATGAGAGAGGTACTAAAAATGTTTCGTATGAATGATTTCCATGTAGTCGAGGGTATGACTTGGGATGAGGCGGTTCGCATCATCAAGGGTCGTGCTAATGATAACCTTCTTGACGGTATGGAATATATGAACGATGTTTGGAATCGTTATGTCACTGACCAGAACGCCTACTACAATGGTGAGAAGGATGAGATGATTTACGGTGATGATAATGACTTCTTTGAACATTGGTGTTATGAGTGTACTGCTTACAACATTGTGTTTGAAGGTATGGGTAAACTTTTTGGAGAGGCTGCGTAATGACTTTTGATACTTTGGTTATGACTGACTATGGTATGATAGGACGGATTGGTTCTATTGAGGATGTGGATGGTGTTACATACTACACTGTCTATTTTGATGATGGTGCAGTAAAACGGTTTACTGCTGATAACTTGGAGATTATATAATGGAACAGTTGACACAATTACAAAATGAGTATGTGTTCTTCAAAGATATGTTGAAGACACTAGAACGAAAGAAGAAGAAGACTCCAGGCAATGGTTTCGCAATGATGAAGTGCAAAGAAAAGATTGCGGAACTAGAGAAAATCTTCGATGATATTGATTATGCAGCACAGGTGACTTATGACTAATACAGAAACAATCGTGAATACTCTATGTGACTTTATCGCTTATGTAGATTCGTTCTACAATGAAAAGTCTGGTATCTATCCTATCAAGGGTATGACTAATCAAATGGTCATCAATGGTGTACAAACCTACATCACTCAAATCGGTCAGGCCGAATCACTTGAGTGGGGTGGGGGCGATTCGGTTGACCGTGAACGTGTTCGTGACATTATCCTCGCTGACAATGAACTTCAGTGGGGATAAACCCTTGATATTACTAGGCTTTTTATTTGAAAAAAAAGTGAAAAAAAGCCTTGACTTGTTATGAAAACATTGATATAGTATAAGGGTAATAGAGAGAAAGGAAACGAAATGGCTTATATTTCACAAGAGAAAAAGAAAGAACTTGCTCCTGCCATCAAGGCGGTATTGAAGAAGTATGGTATGAAAGGTACTATCGGTATCAACCATCACAGTTCTTTGGTTGTTAATCTAAAGGAAGGTGTTCTTGACCTTCTTGGTGATGCACAGAAACACAATGACAAGGTTGCGGAACAACGTGGTCAACAGAGTTATCCTATTGGTGACCACCTTCAAGTCAATACCTGCTACGCAGATGAGTGGGCGACTGATGAAAAAATCAGTAACTTCTATGAGGAGTTGATTGGTGCGATGAAAGGTACTACTTGGTACAACAAGTCTGATGCAATGAGTGACTACTTTGACATTGCGTATTACTTGGATGTCAATGTTGGTAAGTGGGATAAAGGTTATGTCTTGAAGGAGGCTGCGTAATGTTGAAACAGATGTTAGGTGCGTTTTTTATTTTTGCTGGTCTGGTTGCGATTGCAGGCAGTGCTGGTGACTGTGACGGTAAGTGCATGGAGTATGCAAACACCCTAGAAGAAATGTTGATTATTTGTTTTATAGGGTTGACATTGCTTGTCACAGGTGGTATTATAATCTATAAGGAGAATGAAAATGGGTAAAGTGAAAAACTACATGATGGACATTGAAGAGAATGTCTATGACCTTGTTGGTCTTGAAGATAAGATTTCAGAATCAGAAGATGTTTCTGAAGTGAAGTCTTGGGTTATTGACCAACTTGGACTGAAGACACATTTCGATATTGGTATCGCCGAAGGTGCGGTCACCGAAATGTGGAATGAACTTTGGGGCAACTATCAAGATTGCCCTTACTAAGAGAGGAGAATAATTATGGGTTTACTAGTGAATGTTTATAAGGATGCGTCATCAAAGTATGATTGCACAAATGGTGGTGTCTCGTCTAGGGATATCAAAGGTCTTTGTCTGACTAACGTGCCTGGGCCGTTTGACCCAAGTGAGGATTATCCTGCCGCACAGTTGGTGAAACAGACTTTCGGTTTTGGTTCTTCAGTGAAAGTTATTCCAGAAGAATGTGAAGGTAAACAGACTATGATGGGTGGTAACTATGCTGGAACATCCGACTCAAGGTTCAGTGATATGATTAAGTCATTTCTTGGTCACGGTTTCTATGGTGCGGTTGCAATCCACGACAGAGTAGAATAGGACAATGCATCCTTAGCTCAGCTGGATTAGAGCAACGGTCTTCTAAACCGTAGGTCACAGGTTCGAGTCCTGTAGGATGCGCCAATCAAGGGGGAACAATCGTTCCCCCTTTTCTGTATAAATATCTATATGCAGAACTTCTTAGGTAGAGATGGATTCATATGGTTTACTGGTGTTGTCGAGGATAGACAAGACCCAGATAAACTCGGCCGTGTTCGTGTGCGGTGCGTTGGATACCATACAGATGACGTAAATAAAATTCCAACAACGGATTTACCTTGGGCATGGGTTATGATGCCGACAACCACTTCTTCTATGGGTGGATTGGGTGAAGGTATGCCGTTTATCGTTGAAGGTAGTTGGGTTGTAGGTTTCTGGCGTGACCCAGATAATATGCAAGAACCAATTGTTATCGGAACATTACCAGGCGTTCCATCTGAAACACAAAAGGTTGACACTGGTTTCAATGACCCTCGTAGTGAAAGTGCGGAACAAAGTGAAGGTGCATACAAATACAAACCAGACTTTGGGCCTTATCCTTTACGAACTAATGATAGTGACGTATCCAGACTTGCAAAGAATGACACAAACAATATTCATACAGAGATTCAAGAACGTGATGGTGCGGTAACAGAAGGCGTACCAACCGCAAACGAAAAAGAAATATATTCTGGTAAAGCAATCGCAACCAACATTGACCCATCTGCAACAACGTGGAAAGAACCAAAGACTACGGATGATTCCGTTAGAGGTGCAGATGCAACAGGCCGCAATCCAGAAACAAAAGAAAATAGAACTGCTCCTTACAAAAGACGCAACACGGAATATCCATACAACCGTACATACGAAACAGAGAGTGGTCACATTGTTGAGTTTGATGACACACCATATGCGGAACGTATCTATGAGAAACACAAGAGTGGAACATTCAGAGAGATTGATGCAGACGGTAATGTGGTCACAAGAGTTGTAGGAAACAACTATGAGATTATTGCAGGCGCAAACTTTGTCAACGTCAAGGGTGATGTCAATCTTACAATCGACTCAAACTGCAAGACTTATATTAAAGGTGATTGGGATATTCAAGTTGATGGTAATGTCAATGAGGTAATCAAAGGAACACTAACACAAGATGTTACAGGTGCAGTGTCAGAAACGTATAAAGATACAAAGACCGAAAATGTAACTGGTGCTGTTACTGAAACATATGCCGCAAACCAAACTACAAACATAACAGGAACACTAGACTTGGATGCTTCTTCTGAAGTAGACATTGATGCTGGTGTTATTAACTTAAACTAGGATATGTCATGCCCGCAGTAACAAGAGTAGGATTAGATAGTCATGTAGGTCACGCAAGTCCTACACCAAATCCATTTCACAAAACCGCATATGCATCTGGTTCTTCAAATGTAAATACTAATGGAGCCGCAACAGTTCGTATTGGGGATGCGACAGGTTGTGGTGACCCAGCAGTTGGTGGTTCTGGTACAGTTTTTGTAAATGGTATTGGTGTTCACAGACAGGGTGATGGAACAGGTGGTCATGGAAGTTGGGTGCCGAATGCGTCTGCTTCTGGTTCACCAAATGTTAATGCTGGTGGATAAACGGACTAAATAATAAAAAGAGAGACTAAGATGACAGTACAATCCGCATACAGAGATGCACAGGCAACAAACGATACTAATCGTAATGCACAGGTGTACAAAGATTTAAATCTTAACTTTACAAAACATCCTATCAAAAGAGATTTGGTGCCTTTGTCAAATGCGGCCGCTGTTAAAAGAAGTGTAAGAAACCTTGTTCAATATGGTCACTTTGAAAAGCCTTTTCATCCAGAGATTGGTTCTGGTGTTCGTGACCTTTTGTTTGAGAACATGACTCCCTTTACTGCAAATACTCTTGCAAGAAAGATTGAGGATGTAATTACAAACTTTGAACCTAGAGCGTTACTCGCTGGGGTTGAAGTTATACCAAGATTTGATAACAATCAATATGAGGTGACAGTGGAGTTTTATATCCAGAATGCTCCTGCCGAACTTCAAGATTTATCATTCACATTAGAGAGAATTAGATAAGATGGCAAGCACAGATAAAAGACTTAATGTCACCGAATTAGATTTTGATGATATCAAAACGAATCTAAAAACATTTATGCGTAACCAAGATGAGTTTACGGATTATGATTTTGAAGGTTCTGGTATCAATGCATTAATGGACTTACTTGCATATAATACACATTACCTTGCAATGAATGTCAACATGGCTGCAAACGAAATGTTTCTGGATACCGCTTCGGTTCGTGCGTCTGTTGTTTCTCATGCAAAGACTTTAGGATACACACCAAACTCTGCAAGAGCTCCGATTGGCACAATCAATGTATCTCTGAATAGTTTCCCATCAACATTAACTACTGCAACAATTCCAGCAGAAACAGTTTTCACTGCAAGTGTTGATGATGTGTCTTATCAGTTCGTAACAATATCTGAAGTCACTATACCTGTTGCGAATGGTATTCTTTCATTTTCAAATATTCCAATCTATGAGGGAACATTCACAAAGAACAGATACACTGTTGATATAAAAAACGTAGACCAAAAATTTAAACTTACAAGTGACCGAGCAGATACGACAACTCTAAAAGTTCAAGTATTCGATTCTGCATCTTCATCTAACTTTACAACATATACACTTGCGACAGACATTACTCAAGTCGGTTCAACTTCTAATGTATACTTCCTACAGGAGTGTGGTGATGGTAGATTTGAGGTTTACTTTGGTGACGGTATTGTGGGTCGTGCATTGTCTGACAATAATGTAGTGGTGTTATCATATGTGGTAACTAATAAAACCAAAGCAAACGGTGCAACCAACTTTAGAACAACCGCAACTATTTCTGGTATTACAAATGTTACAACAACAACTGTATCCGCCGCATCTGGTGGAGCAGAACCAGAATCAATTCAATCAATCAAACTCAATGCACCATTAGACTATGCTGCTCAAGGTCGTGCGGTTACCCCAGAAGATTACAAGACAATTATTCCAAAGGTATATGCAAATACAAAATCAGTTCAAGTGTGGGGTGGTGAAGATAACTCAACACCTGTCTATGGTCGTACATATATTTCTATTGTTCCAACTGCTGGTTCTATCACTGCGGCCGCTAAGGAACAAATCGTAAAAGACTTAAAGGGAACTTATGCAATTGCATCTGTGACTCCTGTTATCGTTAACCCTATAACAACCTTTGTTCGTCTTGGTGTAAATTTTAAATTCAACAAGAAGAACACAACAAAGACATCTGAAACTTTGATTAGTAATGTTACTAAGTCACTGCAAAATTATGACACAGAAAACTTACAAAAGTTTGATGGCGTCTTTAGACATTCACAAGTAACAGGTTTGATTGATGATACTGATGATTCAATTTTATCAAATATCACAACAGTAAAACTTTCACAGTTTATCACACCTTCTCTAAATGTCAATACAAAATATACTTTAGAATTTAACAACGCAATCTACAATCCACACACTGGTCATGCATCTGCCGAGGGTGGTGTATTGTCTTCTACTGGATTTAAAATTTCTGGTAATTCAAATGAAATGTTCTTGAATGATAATGGTCAAGGTGTTGTGAGAATGTTCTACTATACTGATGGAACAACAATCACATATCAAGATGAAACTGCTGGTACTATTAATTACAAAACTGGTGTTATTGAATTAACTGCATTGAACATTACTTCTATCTCAAGTGTTGATGGTGCATCTTCTTCTAAAATTAGAATTGTTGTTACCCCAAACTCAACGGATGTAGTGGCAGTAAGAAATCAAATTTTACAGATTGACTTTGCAAACACAACAGTTGAATCTAGTGAGGATACAATCGCTGGTGGTGGTGCATCTGCTGGTGTCGGTTACACGACAACTAGTTCTTATACCCCAACCACATCAAGTACAAGTAGTGGATACTAATAATGTCCTATGATGACAATACGCTGACAAATAAATTATCTTCGTTAGTAAGAACAAGTCTGCCTGAGTTTATTCAAGCAGACCATCCTGTATTTTCTCAGTTTATTAGAACGTATTATCAGTTCCTTGAAAGTGCAGAGGTTACTTTCAGTGAGGTTAATAATTATCTTGTTCAAGAAACAACTTCAACCAACTTTGTCTTAGATGAGAATGGTGACAATGTTGTTCTTGAAGATTCGCAGGCCAAATTTGTTGTTGGGGAAACAATCACTGGTTTAACATCTGGTGCAACTGCAACTGTTCTTGTTGATGACGTTGATGATAATAAGCGCTTGTTTATTTCATCTCAAACTCAGTTTATCATAGGCGAAACTGTTAACGGTTCGGTATCCAATTCATCTGGAACAATTCAAACATATCGTGCAAACCCTGTACAGAACATTCAACAACTTCTTGAGTTCGCAAACGTAGATGCGACAATCTTCAAATTCCTTGACAACTTTAGAGATGCATTCTTAGATGGTGTTGTCGATAACCTTGATACTGGTGTTGACAAAAGAAAACTTATTAAAAGCATTCGTGACTTGTATGTATCAAAAGGTACACGAA